CAAGGAGTAAAAATGAATAGTACAATGTTATGGTTTGATTTAGAAAAAACTATTATTGAGGAATGGGAAAAGCCATTTACTATAAACGAGGATAAAATAAGGGAGATTATTGAAGACATAGACGTTAGGGCAATAAGTATATTTTCTTTTGCTATATACAACGAAAAGGATATAGCTACATTTAATAGAATAATTAAACCCAACATTGAAAAAATATTTAATGTTACAATTGAAAATGTTCCTACATATCTTGATATGTTCAACACAATTAAGAAAGGGTATAAAACTTCTTTTGATGAAAGTGACTTTCATGATTTTTGGAGTAAAGGAAGAGCCTTCATAGATTACATACGATTTTCTACCTTTAATAAAGGATCACATATTCTTTTTGATGATATGGTGGATAATTGGGACATAGAACATAGATCATTGGATATATCAATAAGAAATATTGATAAATACAAATAAAGGATAGACATGAATAATGGAATATCAATTTACTATAAACGATGGTATATGCTAACTGACGAAGAAATTGAAGATGAAAAAGATTTACTTGATGAAGAAGATGAAAAAGATTTACTTGATGAAGAAGATGAAAAAGAGTTACTTGATGAAACAAATAAAGGATGAAAAAATGAGATCACTAATTCATAGAATTGCAAAACGTTTAAGAAAATGGTATTTCGTATCGGTAGTTATGTTACTAGCCATGTACACACTCGATTATGTTACACCTGGAATAGGATGTACAAATTCAACACCTAGTTCAGTAGCCCTAAATGCTATTTTATCATTTTGGGTAGGGTATCTATTTTTGAAGTTAATGACTTTGGTAGTAAATAAAACGTACCCAGAATACATAAGTTTGATAGGGTCTACTAAGTTACTTAACGAATTATTGAAAGCAGCAACGGCAAAAGCTAAAAGGGAGGAATAATTATGGCAAATTCTAAAAGAGCAAAACAACTCTATGCCGAAAACCCAGCCATTCGTGACATTCTGAAAGAACTATTTTCAGAAGAAGAGCTAGGGTTAAAAACATCAGCTCTTACACAGAGAAAGTTCAATGCGGCATTCAATAAGATTTTGAAAAATTCTACACAGAGATATTTGACTTCTGATTTAGAGAAGATAACTGCAAAAAAGAAAACACACATTGAAGTATATAATTCTAAAGGTGAATGGATCTTGAACTATGATACTGATCCAAACTATTTTTATTTTCAGTATCACTATGGTAGAATTTTTTCGGTTTTACGAGATAAACTTTCTTTTAAAATTGATGAATTTCAATACCTTATGAAAATTATGGTTGAGTCAAAATATAAAATGAGTGGAGTCACACCTAGTGCGGTACTGTAGCATTCAAAGAAAATTCAAATGGGTTGAGTAAAAGTACAATTATTGATTCTGCACCAAATGTGCAGATTTAATCAATATAAAACAAATATAAAATAGGAGTTAACAATGAAAGACAAGGTACCAACACAAATGGAAGATGGTATTAAATTTGCTAAAGAACATATTGTGGAATTAGCACAACTTATTGTAGAATGGCAAAAGACAGCTTTATTAAATAATGGATCACATTGCTTAGTGCATGATCTAGCAAAGATTCTTCCAGGTATTGGTAGTAAACTACCTTTGGCTGAAAGCATTATTAAAAATGAATGTCTTGAAATTGTTGCTAATACCAAAGCAGACACCAATGTAGTTGATATTCTTACAGAATGTCAAACTCTATTTAATGATTTTAATGCATCGTGGAGAATTATGAATACGGAAGAAAAACTTGCCTATATGACAAAAACTTTCAAAGTGTGTGATAGAATCGAAGTGTACAAAAAGGAGCATGTATGAACAAAGTACCAGAGGAAGATGAGGATGAATTGGAGGACGTTGTTGAGGATCAGGATAGAAAACCACCAGCAAATTTCACTAACATGGGTTGTATTATGTCCAATTTGGATCATGAAATACAATCTGGCGCAGAACAATGGTTAAAAAAGAATAAAGCATATGGAGAATACCCTGCATCGAACTTCTTTGCAACGGTATGGTTTGATAGAAAAGAAAAATTATTTAAATCCAGAGTTCAACAATATCATGAATGTGTAGAAGTAATTTCTAAACCTTCCTTATCAAAAATTATGGCATATTGTATTGATAAATATGGAGGTGATTAATTTTCCTTATTTTTAATTGAATGCATTTGCAAAATTAAAAATCAAATTTAATTATATTACAATTAAATGAGGAAATTATTATGAAACCCAAAATACAAAAATTAGAAGTTGACACTATCTACCTAGACGGAGATGGTGTTATTGCCAACTTCAACAAAGCCTTAGATGATTTAGGAATAGATCATAAAAATATTACAAAAAGAGATTGGGAAAAAATTGAGTCCAAAAAAGAAAAATTTTGGACTTCTATGAGTCCTATGCCAGATTACAAAGAATTAGTAAAAGAGTGTACTAAACTATGTCACACAGAAATACTAACTGGAAGATCTACTAGTGAATATAGCATAAAAGGGAAACACATCTTTTATAAAAGTCTCCCCTACGTTAAGGATTTAAAATTGAATGTTTGTTGGACTAATTCAAAACCAAAATTCATAGCAGATCCAACTAAGGGAAAGGTAAGCATACTTATTGATGATAATCCTGATAATATACAAAAATGGAAAGAACACGGTGGAATAGGAATTCTGTTCAAAAATGTAAAACAATCATTAAGAAAACTTAATTTAATATTCAAGGAAAAATAATGGAAACAAATATAGACTTTTTTGAAGAACAAGCAATTCGATTAATAGGAATTGAATTGCAATTATCAAAACAAAGGAAACCAAACTTATCAAATGGTTGCACAGTAGGAAAGGCAAAAATAAAAAGGCAGTTGCTAAAAAGACAATTTGGCATTGATACAAATTACAAATTAGAATGTTTAAAGGATGCTCTACAAGAAAAGGGCTACTCACTGATTATTCCAAACTACTGGGACGACATATTGCTTATAAATCTTCGTCTTCTTAAAACTGGAGCGGAAGAAATACTGATAGATCATACCAACGCTGACTTTTCAAAATTAATGAAAGATGTAAATGAGTATGAACTAGAGAGGAGTAAAATTGACACCCGACGTAGAGAAGATAGAAATGGCAAAAATTAAGCACAGTGAATATACAACTACAATTGAAAAATGCAGTGAATGTCCTTTAAGGAATGAAAGATATTCAGGCATATCACTAGAAGTTAGATGTTCTGAAAACGGAATGGTTCTAAATCCTTTCTTTGAAGGAATACCTCTAAGGTGTCCAAAGTTAAAACGATAGCAAATACTAACCTTACATGTAATGTTAATATTTGTGGCAGGAAGTCAAAATCCATACATTCCTTAGCCTTGCATATAATTAAAGCCCATAAAATACCTTGTAAGAAATATTATGATAAATTCATTAAGAAAAATAATGAAGGCATCTGCATTGAATGTGGGTCAACAACTACCTTTCAATCATTAAGAAATGGGTACGCAAAACATTACTCAAATTCGTTCGTACAAAAAGTTACACGCAATTTGAGAAAAGTATAGAAAGAAAAATACAACGGTGTTAAAGAAGTAACAATAAAAGAAACATTCACCAGAAAAAATGTTGGCAATTTGTTCCCTTGGTAAACGTTATGAAAGTAACTGTAAAAATAGATCAGAATTTAAAGAAGCTATGAAGATAGTAAAACTATTGAAATTAGATGTAACATTGAGGATACATAATGAAAGAATATAATGCGGATAGTATTCAGGTATTAGAAGGATTAAAAGCAGTCAGATTAAGACCAGGTATGTATGTGGGCGGAGTTAGTGGAAATTCCCCCAGTGGATTATTTAGAATATGTAAAGAAGTTATAGATAATTCATTAGATGAATATCTAGCGGGTAAAAATAAATACGTTGCAATTTTGTATGACACTAAAGAAAACTTAGTGTCCGTTATTGACCATGGCAGGGGTATTCCTACAGGAAAGAAAAAGAATGGAAATTATGCAATTACTGATGCAATGACAAAACTTCATGCAGGTGGTAAATTTGAACAGGGTGCATATTCAGTATCCTCTGGACTTCATGGAGTTGGAGTAAAGGCTGCTAATGCATTATCAGAACATATGCAAATCTGGTCAAACGATGGACACGGATGGTACACTCAAATTTTCTCTAGAGGCAAAATAAAAAGCGAAGTTAAAAAGGGTGATCCAAAAAAGTATAAACATCTTGTAGGAAAAACCGGAGTTGTTATAGAGTACAAACCAGATAGTAAAATATTTACCGATACTATAAAATTAAACACTATAAGACTAAAAAAAGAATTAAAAGATATTCAATATCTATGTCCTGGATTAAAAATATATTTAAATATTGATGAAACTCAACATAAATATTGTTCAGAAGAAGGATTAAAGGAAATGGTTTACCGAGAAGGGATTCTAGGTAAGCCGTTTGTGTATAAAAGTAGTACCTTGGATGTAGCATTAAATTGGACAAGAAATAACGATCAACAAGGATGTTACATTAATAGCTTTGTTAATATTTCTTATACCGCGGAAGGGGGAACTCACCTGGATGGACTAAGAAAAATAATTCTTAAATCTTTGAGAGAATATACTAAAGAAAAAGTAGAGATTGATGATTTACTTGAAGGTTTAGTTGGGGCTATACACTGGAAAATGAAAGACCCAGTATATGCTGGACAAACAAAGGATAAATTAACAAATGATAATGTTACAAAAGAGGTAGTTAATCAACTATCTGATCCATTATCTACCTATTTTTCAAAAAACAAATCGGTAACGGAGTCTATAATAAAATATGCCGAAAGAATGCTACAAGAAAGATCAAAGTTAAAAGATAGTTCCGCAATACTAAAAGGCATTGATAAATTATCCAAAAATTCAAAGAACATTCCAGATAAGTTCACGGATGCAGATAGAAAAAAGCATCGCAAACCAGAAGACGTAGAGTTATTCATAGTAGAAGGTGACTCCGCTGGAGGACATTTTAAACAGGCTAGAAAAAGTTTTCAGGCTATGCTACAAATAAGGGGGAAAATTATAAATGCAGCTAGGGCAACCCCAACCGAATTATTTGGAGGAGTTAAGGCAGGTAAAAAAGATGGAAAAAAGACGGATGGTAATAAAGAAATCAGGGATTGCATAACCGTTCTTGGTTGTGGTATAGAACCAAAGTGTGATATATCTAAGTTAAAGTTTGGAAAAATAATTCTCCTAATGGATGCGGATACGGATGGATCTCATATTAAGAATCTTATGTTAGCATTTTTTGTAAACTATATTCCAGAATTAATTAAAAAAGGATATGTGTTTCTAGTAGATGCACCTTTATTTATTGGAACATCTACAAACGAAAAGATATTCGGAAAAACTAGAAATGAAGTAGATGCA